TGTTGTACGAGCCAGTTGTGAGCTTTGTGTACCCAGCATCGTTTATTACAATTATATCAAAGAAGCCAGTTGCAGATGGGGCCGGGTATGTGACGATCATTTTATTATCGCTTTGTACATAGTATTCGAGCGCTGGTATGACTCCTGAAAGAGCGGGATAGCTTGCAGAAAGTGAGGTAGATGATAAAAACGGGTTAATAGTATAAGTAGCAGCGCTCACTACCCCAAACATATTATTATTACCGCTAAGATATACGCTATTTGTAAAATCGTACATATTACCATATAATTCTACTGTGCCTGAAAGAGATCTTGGTGTTAACCAGCGGCTGGAATAAGGTATTTGTGGTATAGCAGAAAGTACAAACGATTCAGTTGTGGATGGATCTGTAAGGTAATCTATATTTTGTAAAGTGGGAGTGCCGGAAACAGAATAAAAATTACTATCAATTTTAAATATTCTTCCAACCGGATTAGCATCAGCTTTAAATAACCACCCTTTAATCGTAAAAGAGGTATCACACGCCACTCGTGTAGGTTGTGTTGGTGTTTGATCTGTCGGGTAGGTCATTGCTAATGTCCCGTTCCAAAGCACTTCTGATCGAATTTCTAAACCAGGCATACCCTCTCGAGTCCAGGAAATAATAAAATAAGGATCACTATATGGAACAAAGTTTGTTAAGATCTGATCCATATCAGACTGGAACTTAGTTAATATAGAAACTGACACTTCAATATTAATTGGAACTGGCTGTAAATTCTGATTAGCGGTTGATTGATTATAAACCGAGGTAGTATTATCAGTCCAGTATTGACCCACTATTTTATTAAACACTCGACTTTGATCTCTACTGATACTACTAATAAAGAATGCTATCACTGGCAAAGTTAAGTGTTGTGCTTTATCTACTAAATCAAAAAGCACTCTTTGTTTGGGCGCATACACATACCGTACTCCAACATTATTTCCAGGCACTCTATTGATATCATAACGCTTTACTATCGCTCCATCAAAAGCTTGGAGGAATTGGGTTAATAAATCCTTTACCTCCCAGTTGTACGTATATTTTTGCACACCTATACTTATACAATACGATCTAAGAAGTGTTTAGGTAGTATCTTCTTATTATCAATAATAGTATTAGCTGATAACCCATCGAGGATATATGTAACACTTTCGTCTTCTGCGCTTCTAGTACATCTACCACAAGCCTGTACAAGGGATATTAACATCTTCATTTTATACCAGCTAGAGTCTTCCTCAAAGAGTTTCTTTATCCGTTTACTCGCTAAAGAGGGGTAGGGTAGCTTAATTACAATCTGCCACTTGCCAGAGTCTCCTTTAAGGTCTAGCCCCATAGTTAAGGATGGACTTATCAGTACAGTGTCGTCTTTACGCAAATTGTGCTCCTTAATAATAGTCTCGTTCGTAGTACCCTCTTCTCTACATAGATAACGCTTACCTTTAAGTCTTTTCTGGACCGCTTGGGTAATAGCAAATGAGTGGGTATGAATAATACCTTTCTCTCCTTTATGACTATCTGCTAATGTGTTAGCGATTTCGACTATTTGTGGTAAGTTCTTATCCAACGTCTTATAGTTTAGTGGGAACTTAGTATGACAATAAATAGGGCTCTTTTTAGGGTCAAATGTAGATTCGATCTCAACATATTCGAAATCTTTAATACCAAGAGTTTTGGCGAAGATATTCTTATCTACAATAGTAGCACTCATTAATACCACCACATCAGCAAAGTCAAACAAGCAATGACTGAGCGCGTCAATTTTTAAAGGAGTAAATGTAGCACGCTCAGCGTCTTTCTCTATGATATATTGAGTTTTATCCCAATAATTTATAGTATGAATGATAGACTCATAAAGATCTTTTCTCCCTTGCTGCATAATAAGCTCCATCTTATTATTCTCGTAGCGGGTACGGTTCGAACGGGAATCTATAACCTCTTTAATAGAGTTAGCAAGATCGGTAAGCCAGCCCATTGCTTTAGCAGGAGTTTCAGACGTAAGCTTAGTAAACGGAACATCACTCTGAGTTAACTTACGATAATCAATAATCGTAGAAAAGTTCTTTACAATTTCATCTTCAAGCTCAGAGCATTCATCTGCAACAATAATTTCACGCCGCTTTAAATGATCAGGCAGATTAAAAAAAGAGGCATAATTGAGCACCGTAAAGCGTTCAATTAGCGCATCATTACGAGACTCATAATAAGGGCACCGGTGCTCTTCCCAGCAAGACTTACGAAGACTTTGAGAGATAACACAAGGTGCCATATCAACAGTAAAACTTTCATCTACATCGCATTGGTAGTTACTCTTGCCTTTAAAAACCGATGATTCGTTAAAGAGTGCTTTATACTGATTCTGAAGTGCCTTGGTAGTAGTCAAAGCAAACAGACCGTGAGGTTTAAACTTTTGCATCGCTCCCTCATAGTCTTCATCGAATGCGTGATAGTTAAAGACTAGGTTTCTGTATTCAGTTTCACACTCATTAGTAATATTAGAGAGCGTCTTACTAATAAAAGACTTACCAGAACCAGTAGGTGCTTGTACAATAATAAATTTTGTACCTTTATTAATAGCTGCTTCAATATCGAGCAGTCCTTTTACTTGGTGCGGTCGCGGAGTAAAGCCTTGAGGAAAGTATTCGATTAGCGGCTTAGAGAGTATCATTAGCGTATATTGTACGCTATAACTTGATTAGTTCAAGGCTGTAATAGAGAGTATAGTGTTATAAAACTTACAATTTTTAACTCGCGATGTAGATTTTAAATTAATAAGCAAATCATAATCATGCTCAGCTAAAGTACTTAAAGTATAATCAAAAATTAGCTTGCCGTTAATATTTTTAATTGCGTAAGGAAACGGAATTTCAAACGTCTCTTGTTTCTTTTCAGTTATCATAACTAAAGACAGATAACATCCAGAGAGCTTAAAGTTAACTAATTTACCTTTTTTATAGGGTTTATTTTTAAGTGTAAGCTGTATAGTTTTCTGAAACAGCTCTTTAAAGTTAGTATCGAGTTTGAGTAGCATTTTATTTATCCATGAACTGCTCTTTGTCAGTACCGGACATTCTACTTAGTACCTCACTGAAATACTTCCAGAACTCTTCTGGTGGGGTAGTTGGTATAACGCTTACTACATCAACGGATTCAGCGGGAACTAAGCGGTAGTCCTGCATAAAGATATCCCATGTTAATACCAATCCCTTTTGGGTAGGGTTAAATTTTAAGCGTCCTGATGCTGGTCTAAAGTTTAGGGCAGTCTTACCCGCCGCGCTATTTAAAAGCATTCCATCGTTAGTAGCAAGCATTCTTCTAGTAGGAGGCGAGCCTGCAATAGGGCGACGCCGCGAAAACCTAAGTTCCACGGCGTTTTTTTCTAAAAGCTTAGTAAGGGCTGATTGGGATACTCTCATTCTGGCTCACAAACTCCGAAGATACGATCTTCGTTTAAAAAGACGATGTGCTTAAGATTATTTATGTTGTTAGCCTTTAATCCGAACGTACTTGGAAATATAACATACTGACCAGCTTTCGTCTTAGCTCTTGGTCCAGCGAGAAGTACCTTTGCAACTCTCCAAGCTTGCAATGCGGTATGGATAGGAACCCAAATACCACCTCTATTAATCTCAGTACCGTCTGCACTAATATCAACGAATTGACACATTAAAATATCATCTAGTACTTTAGTGAGCTTCCAGCCAGTAAGATTAAGATCGCTATTAGTATAATCTTCAAGTCTTACTATACCTTTATTGGTATCAGTACCAACATCTTCGAATGCTTGGAAGGCTTTTTCACGGTCAGCCTTGCCCATATCTTTTGTTGCTTTTTCGAGTTCGCGTTCACTTTTTTTCATTTGGTAATTGTAGGTTAAATTGTTCTATATATTGACTTACCTCGCGAGAGGAAATTTCAAGGCTGTTAGCAACCTTAAGCACGGTTTCTTTGTTCTTTGTTACTAACTCAGTATCTTTCTTTTTCTTTATATAAGATATACGCTTAAACTTACAGGGAGGGAGCACTCCGTGCATATAATTAAACCAAAGCTCTTTATCGTCTAGTGCTGACCAGAGTCTATTACTGGTGCAGTTTATTAACGATGCAATTTGAGGAGAGTACATCGAGCACCAACGCTGTACCATATACGGTACAAACTCTTCACTCTCCTTAATATTGCTCGTATCAGGGCCTTTAGTCTTATAAAGAACCTTATTGATATAATCGAACATTAAACAATAACTTTCGTCGTCGCTATAAAGATATTATCTACCATTTGGTAAAATTGCTCATTAACGGACTTTTGAAACTTCTCAGCTTGCTCTGGGTTAAGTTTAGTGCTAAATGCAAAAGCTGGCGCGCTTTTACCTGCAGTAATATTGACTCCAGTATGTCCTATAGCTACATTATCCTTAGAGTAGGTAATACTCACAGACGCTTTACCTTTTTGCTGCACGATACCACCCTGATTATGTTCAGCATGAACCATAATATCGTCTCCCTTCATTTCAATAGGCTTATTAATTATCTTATAGAGAGTATTAGCGATTGCAGTATTGAATAAGCGCTGAAAGCAAACTGCTCCGAAGGGATCCAGGTTAGGAATCTCCCAACAGAAATTAACCATAGACTCACTAAAGATATAATCTTTTTCAAGCGAGTCCTCAAGATCGATAAGATTAAGAGTAACCTCAACGGGGGCGATGAAAGAAACAATGTTACCAATAGGTAACACCCTATCGCGATAATACTTGTATGCAAAGCGTGTATGGATAAATGAGCCGTCATATATTTTTTGATCTGTAATAATCATTTGGGTATATTAATATAGCTTTTAATATTCTCCACTTTTAAATTTATTTAAAAACCAGGCTTCTCCTGCGAGCCATTCTTTATTATAGCTCCTGAGTCCAGGCGAACTATGCACTACGTCAATATTTGTAGTGCCGAGTTTAAGCTTTTTCTTATTACAGGTTAAACTAAAATCTATATCATAAAAATGTGCAATACATGGATTAGACTCATCAAATTTAATTCCTGCATCAATTATAGTTTTAACTTTAAACGCTAAGAATAAACCATCTAAAATAAGAACTCGTCCGGCTTTACCGAAATGCGTCTTAAAAGTACTATTGTTATTAAAATCCGCATGAGTGACTGAACCACTCTGGCTGTCTCGAGGGCACATAATATGCCACAAGCAAGGGGATTGAATAGCTGCATTACTACCTCCTGCTAACCCAACCACATCGTATTTTTTTAATGCTGCTTCTAGTTTTGTTGACCAGTTAGCATCCGTAATAACAATATCATCGTGACACAATATTAATGTATCCCCGAGCTGGGGATTGTTAGCTAGATACTTTACGAACTCATTATATCTTAAAGGTAGTGGGGTTTTATTGCTCCAACCACCTGTCCACCCAGCAAGATGTATATTAGCACTATTTAACGGGTGATACTTTCCTCGTGCTTTTGCTAGACTGATAGGCCCGTCTTCTTGTGAGCAAAAAAACAAATAAGGCTTCATTAGTCAACAATAATACTATTACGCGGAAGATTAGGAAACGCTTCTTTAGTCTGTTCAGCTAATTTAGGATTATCAAGCACCCCACCCTCAAACAAATAAACATTATCAAGCTTAATATCAACATCATTAATTTTCTTAGCAAGTTCAATCATTAGCTTGTCTTGTTTCGGGGTCCATTCTGCACAAATATCTGTGATACTTGAAAAGAGTAAAGCCTCTACGATTAACTGTTTTTCTTCTGTGGTAAGCTGTATACTCTTCATATAAGAGTTATAATAGCTTAATATCTTAATAAATCTACTTATTTGTAAAAGTTAACTATAATAGATGTAATGCTTGTTATAAAAGCCACGATAATTGCAGTTCTAAATTGCCACGACAGTTGGTTTTTACTGGTCTGTTCATTATGATTGCAGGTGACGTGAGCTTTTAATTCATTTATATCTTTTTTAATCTCTGCTTCAAGATGTATAATTTCGTTGCTTAGCGTTGCAACTTGTTGCATTAAGCTAGGTTGTCCGTTACCGTCGCGAATAAGTTTACTTAGACCTTGTAACTCGTTCTTAATGTTAACTATATCTCGGTTTATGTAATCTATTGCAGTGTTTCTCTCGGTCGGTGTTCTAGCCATAGGTTTATTTACAATATAAAATACGGAGAAACTGTCTTATAGTTAGAAATAGGCTTAATAGTTTCATATCCTTCTATATCATATACAACACCTTCTTTAAGTGTAGAGCTACCCTCGAAATGAGTAGAAGAGAAATCCCCGGTAGTAAAGTCCCCGAAAAGTGTACTAGCGCTTCTCGTTATAAAAGTCTTCTTACTTCGAATGTTATGGATCCATAAAGCAAATGTGCCTTTAAGTTCCTCTAGGGATTCATTAATAGTGGGCTTAATTGAAAGCATTCTAGGTATAATACAACTATCGGTCCTTTCTGTAAAATCATCCTCTGGAAAATACTTTGCTCCAAGTTCTTTATAATTACTGATAATGCCGTTATGAGCTACTACCCAGTCGCCGTAAAAAAACGGGTGGTTATTAGTAGGGTCAAAACTTTTAGTTTCAGTAGTAGGGCCACGAGAATGGTAAAGATAATAACTAACATTAAGGTTGGTGCAGATTTTAGGCCAACTTCCCTCTGTCTTAAATACACTCCATACTTTATCCTTGTTAGATAGAGTTAATAGTCCGGAACTATAAAAACCTCTATTGAGATTGTCTTGATAGAGCTTAAACGCTTGTTCTCTTTTGTTACTTCCGCTAATACCACACATTATATTACATTTATTATAAGTTACACACAATTATACTGACCCCAAGGTATAACTCGAGAGTATCCGATAGGATCAATAGTTTTATTATCGATAAAGGCTTTAATACGAGCCGAGCATGATACACACTCTCCGCAAGCTGGGTCAGTACCTTCATAACA